GTAATCGCCAAGCGTAAATGGTTCTGCGACACGCAAACGGCCAAACGCATCACCAGTAGTGCTAGAAAATGCAGCATCAACTGGCAATCTATTTCCGGTCGACACAATATCACCATTGGCACCATTGGCCAAATACATGACCTCATAGATGTGCCTATTGGTGTTTAAAAACTGATTTGTTTGTGTCGTAAATTGTGTCATAATATATTAACAGTTCCACTTTCTTAGTGCTTTGTTGATGCGTGAATCAGGATCATTTGCGGTTTTAGCAGATGTTAAACGCTTCTTCATTCCACCCATACGAGCACAGAATGATTTACGGCGATTAGCGGCTTTTGAACCAGGTTTCAATTTGCTTGGTTTTGTTGTGACTGCCATTGAAAGTTTCGAACCTGGATTTTCACGGCGATATGATTCAATACCTTTGCGATTCAAACCACCTTCAGGATTTTTACCTTCTTTGCGTTGCCATGCGGCCACTTCATCAATTTGTTCTTCTTCTTTTACGCAAGAACCTGGTGAGTATGGTTTTTTACCTGGAACAGGTTTATGTCCATCCCAACATCTTTCTGCAATATATGATTTAAATGATTTCATACAAATTTCTTTGCTTTAAATGATTGTAAATTGATACCAACTTTTTTAAGTTCATCTTCTTTTTTATCACCAATACTCATCGTAGTTTCATCACCAGTTAATTCTTCAAGTGGTTTCTTAATAGGTTTGATTCTAGTAATACCACCTCTTGTAGAATTTTCTCCTGATGATGCCATTGAAAGACCAGGTTCAATGCCTTTGTCTATACTCTCTTTGCGGACTTCTTTTTGTTTTGACCTGATTTTTGCGAGTGTGATTTTGTTGCCTTGGTTTGAACTGCCGGTTTCTTGGGTTGTTGTTGGCGTGGCTTCGATTCCTGTGCCTTTGGCGTATTCTGAACCGGTTGTGAGTTCTGTGACACCTTCTGAGATAAGTTTTCCACTCTCTCTTGTGCCACTCTGGTTGAACCGTCTAAAGGATGAGACTGAGATTCCTGTTTTGGTTTGATTTTCAGATAGTTGATTAGTGCTTTGAACATTTTCGTTCTCCTCATTTAATTTAATAACATAGCCATTCTTATAAGGTATGACTGTACCATTCATTATGTGTGCTTCTTTTGCTGCTGCACGGCGTAACATAAAAATTCTTACTTTACCATCACTATCTTTGAATAGGTTGGTTTTTTTCTTTTCTTCTGACAATTTGCCTTTGCCATAATTTGAAACATTAATTGGTTCACCTTTACGCTCAGGATTTGGATCATGTTTGCGTTTGGCACGAACCGCAGATGCTCTTTCTTTCTTCGTAAGGGATTCACGCTTGGCTCGTGACATGCATTTTGGTTTTGGTTCGCCTGGTTCTCTTGCACAAGGACCAATTGCTTCACCTTTACTGTTGATTCTTTTCCAGTCACCCTCTGGATGTGATTTACTAAACCAATTGCGTAAATCTTCTGAAAAGACTTCTTCAAATTCTTCGTTGACTGTTTTCTTTTTCATAGAGGTGCCTGGAACAGGAATATTAGGTTGTTCAGGTTCACCCTTTTGAACTTCAACTAATTTGTCGTGAATAGAACGATGTGTAACTTTGCCATTTTTACCATAACGACCAAATCCATAATATTGAAGTCCCATGCTTCGTGCTTCTTGTGCAGCACCAGAATCTGGATGTGGTGTCATTTCTGCACCATCTTTTGGAATTGGTAATTTATCGTTTACATCCATCTCATGTGCAACCCACAGAGATGCGGCTTCAGATTGTGGTGGTTCTGTTACAAACTGTTGAACATTTTTAAACAGTTGTAACATTTCATCTTTTTTGGCTTTGACTACTTCTGGTGATGCTTGGCGTAAATCTTCAGAGTTATCAAACTCCATGTATTTGTCACCAAACATTTTTGCAAGTTCTGGTCGTGATGCTTGAACGGCATCCCATTTTTGTTTGCGAATTTCTTCTGGTACGGTACGACCGCCACGGGTGCCTCTTTCGATATTTCTTTGTTTAGAAATTTCATCGTCAGTATTTACCATAACCATTGAGGTGTCGTAACCAATTTCTTCTAATCGGTCTTTAATGCGACTAATCTTTTCATGGTCATCACCAGTACCATTGATGATGAGACCATTACGACCAAGAAGTGCAAGGCGTTGACGAAGTTCTGTCATACTCTTTGCACGACCACGAACCAAGTCTCTCTTTTCTTGTTCAGATGAAGGCATTGTTTTATCAAGACCTTCTTTGTCCATTAAAAACTCTAATGCTTTATCTGAATTGATTTCTGTTAAGCCGTGACCTGAAAGAGTATTGTCGAGGACATAATCTTTTCCCGAACCAGGACCGCCGGCCAGAAAGACCGCTTTGAATATTGATTTATCGTGGACGCCTTCTATTAATAAAGTTTCAAAATCTTCATCAACAGATTCATTTACACCCATGCCTTGACGAACATGGTTATACATTTCTTTTGCGTGTGCATCGGTCATCTTTGATGGCACACCTTTACGGAATTCTTTGAAATTTCCTTTTGATGCATGTTCACGCATTTTAGATGCTGACATACCTTCTACACCTTCTGCATCAGGATCCCTATCACCAGCAGAATGAACTTCAATCTTTTTGAAGTTGAAATGTCCGTGAGGACCTTTTACATTGTTATATTTGTTGAGAAGTGTTTTGTATTCATCGGCACGGTCTGAACCACCAACCATGTGGAAGTGTGTAACACCTTGTTTGTGTAACTTTGATGCTTGTGCTAAAAAGTTAGGTGCATCTTTGTCTGAAGCCGAAACATTTACACCAGGAAATGCACGCTTGGCGTGTTTCATTTTCTGTGCGGAAGTAAGGGGATTTTTCTTTGGGTCTTGCGAATGTGATACGACAATGTGTGCCGAACCGCCAACTTTTTTCGCAATTTCTTGGACTTTATTGACTAATTTTTCGTGGCCGACAGTAATCGGATTCATTCGGCCGAATGCCATTACAGCATGTTTTTCTTTCTGCTCTTGCAGAAAATCGTTAAATCTCATTTCTCTCCGCCTCTACAGCAGTTAATTTAATTATTAATGTGGTATTTATAATTAAATGAGACTTAGAATATCATCAACTGTGTTTTTTATTAGATGGTTTTGTAATACATGTTTGTAGGCCAATGCGGTAGTGAAATCGTCTGGCTTCCATGTTTTAAGTATTTCGGTTAACTGTTCTTCGGTATCATAGACTGTTCCATACCGAGAAAGCAGTTTTGCACCAGCAATATTCCGTGAAATCCATGGCGTCTTGTTAATCATCGATTCCAGAATGACGAGACCAAACCCCTCCTCGCTTGAATTCATAACATAACAGTCCGCATCAACAATAGCGTCTTTAATGTCCTTAGGGTCTTCCACCATTAACGGCATAACATTGTCTGAGGCATGTGGCATAATATTAAATCTATTATCATACCCGGTAGTTACAAGAATGGCATCTTTTAAATCTGCCTTTTTGAACGCCTCTGCCAATTCAATCATCTTCTTATTTGGCCAATAACCACCACACGATAGAAACATTCGTTTGTCTTTTGGAATATTGTATTTGTCTTTAAAACGACCTGCTGTGCCAATGCAATCAGTTGGTGAAATGCCATGAATAACTTTGTGCGATTTACCTTGCATCATCCATTTTTTTACATGGTCCCAATCTTCAGGTGCAGAACATCCAATGAACTTACATTCTCTTAAACCTTTTAAACAAGTAGGACTCTCAGAAGGTTTAATTAACATGTAGAGAATAGGTGAATTAATTTGTTGTGCATGTTCTAATACAAAGTTTTGCACACCAACATCACCACCATGAACAACGACAAGGTCTTTATCCATTAATTCATTTGGGTCTGATGTAACACGAACACCATTAAGAGGTCCTTTGTGTTCACCTGCAACTACTGTAACATCAAGGTGTCTTTGCACACATTCTTCGGCCATTTGCTGAACATAATATTCAGAACCACCTGGATATGGTGCATATCGGTGAACTACAAAGCAGATTTTCTTATTCATTTTCTCTCAATATCTTCTTCAATGCATTTTGAACCCCATTGAATTTCAATAATTTGTAATGGTTCTTCAAAAGGATTTGATAGTTTATGCCAAACACCACAAGGAATATTTACATGATGGTCTTTGTATAATTCTTTTCTTACTGATGAACTAGGTCTTTCTTCATAGACAATACCTTTACCAGAAACAACATGCCAATATTCATTTCTGTATTGGTGTCGTTGCATACTCAATGACAAACCAGGATTTACAGTCAGTTCTTTAACTTTACAAGTTTCTGTTTCATGTAAAACACGATAGTAACCCCAAGGCCTATTTGTTTT